TCACGTTCGCCTTCGCGCGGTTTGATCTTGATGCCAATATGTCGCACCTTGAAGCACTGGCAGAACAACACGGCGGGTTTGGGCTGGTGGTTGTGGATAGTTCTGCGGCTTTTTTTGCCGGTCAAGACGAAAATAGCAATACCGACATGGTCATGCACGCTATCAAACTGCGCCGCTTGACCGAATTAGCTGGTCGGCCTGCGGTGATGGTTTTGTGTCATCCAAGTAAATACGCCAGCGGGCACGATGCGCTGATGCCACGCGGCGGCTCGGCGTTCTTAAATGAGCTAGACGCAAACCTGACCGCCTTTAAAGATGGCGAAGTGGTGCAGCTAGGCTGGAACAAAATACGCGGCCCCGCGTTTGATTTCATCGACATGAAACTTGAAGTTCACATCCACGATGGGATTAAGACCAATCTAGGCTCGGCGGTCACATCCATCGTTGCCACCGCAGTCGATGCGCGTACCACCGACCAACTACAGCGACAGCTAGAAGCAGACGAAAATATGTTGCTGCGCGTCATGTTTGATGAACCTAAACTGTCTTTACGCGATTATGCCGAGCGTTTGGGCTGGCTCACCAAAACAGGTCAACCCTACATTGGCAAGGTTCAGCGGTTGTTTAAAGACCTTGAAAAAGAGAAATTAGTGCGCCGTTATCGCAAGCGTTTTGTGCTCACGGCAGCCGGAAAAAGGGCAAAAGATGAGGGCTAAGATGGGGGGTATTCTGTATCAACATATCTTTGATGTTTTTGGGTGATACAAAAAGTCGATAGATAGGGGGGTATGTTTTGGGGGTTTTTGTTGGAAAACATACATAAAAACACGCAGTTAGCGCGTTTTTGTATTTGATACGTATCACATCTTTTTGGACAAAAAAATACAAGATTTTGTATTTTATGGTCTTTCTTAAGGGATACGTATCACGATACAGTTGACCAAAAAACGGCGTGTTTGCGCGCCGTTTTTGATGGTCGGAAATTGAACGATTAAAAGGATTGATATGCGCCGAGCAGCAAGAGTAGATGGGAATCATTCTCAAATAGTGCAGGGGTTTAGAAATGCCGGTTGCGCGGTGTTGTCGCTTGCCGCGCTTGGCAAAGGCGTGCCCGACCTATTGATTTCGTTTGGCGGCATCACTTGGCTAGTCGAAGTCAAAATGCCAAAAGGTACATTGACCGAAGATCAAACACGCTTTTTAACAGGGTGGACTGGTTGCCACGCCATCGTCACCGATCAGGTCGGCGTTGAACATGTCGTGCAATCAATGCTCGCGCAATCAATTTCATTGACAAAAACATAAAAAAGTTCAGAATTCAATTGTATTTCTCTTAAAACAGGCAAAAATCTTGGAAAAATACGTTACGAATTTTCTTTTGGCGTTATTGCACAGCGGCACCAATACGCATCTCATGCACTGGGCAACTGATAGCTACGCCAAGCACGTTGCGCTCGGCACATACTATGATTCCATCATCGATTTGGTGGACGCATACGCCGAAGCGTACATGGGCAAGTACGGACAACTAAAAAAGTTTCCGTCCGAATATCACCAACACGATGACCCTGTGCGTTACCTTGTCTCAGTCAACAAATTTGTTGGTGATGTGCGCGGCAAATTACCGCAAGACTCCGAACTTAACCAACTGGTAGACAACATTCAAGAACTTTTGGACACAACAATTTACAAACTTAAATATCTTAAATAATGGCAGACCCCACAAAACTTGCCGCAGCATTACAGTTTTATTCAACTCAACAAGGAATTGATCCTTTTGGTTTGCGGCACAGCGGTGAGGGCGTAAAAGGCAAAGGCTATTTTGGCGCTTTGCCACACAAAGAAGGCGGCGTATCTACTGAGATTTCTGCGGAAAGCGACATTAACGGCAAAAACGTAGAACACCCATTGATTGTGCCAACACTTAGCGCAAGCGAAATTGAGCATTTATTGGCAGGCAACGAACCAACAGAATCTATTTATAAAAAAGCTACAGAACACGCAGCAAGCAGAATCGGCAAAGGTATGAACCCATTTGCACAACCTAACGAATTGCGTTATCCATTACCAAGAGAATAACGATGCCCTCACATTCACCAGCACAAGCACGAATGATGGCTGCGGCAGCGCACAACCCCGAATTCGCTAAGAAAGTGGGCGTGCCTGTTGCCGTTGCGAAAGAGTTTAACCAAGCGGACAAAGGCAAACGATTGGCTGAAGCCATGAAAAAGATGCCTTATCGCAAATAGAGATAAAGAGCGACACAAAACGATGGCAAAAGGAATAAAGACCGGTGGTGGCTCACGACAAGGCATTCCTAACAAAGCTACGCAGGATGTAAGGGCAGCCATTGCACTTATCGCACAACGCAATGTAGAGCGTTTTGAGGGCTGGATTAACCAAGTCGCTGAACAAGACCCCGCAAAAGCGGCTGATCTGTATTTGAAAGCAATCGAGTATCACATCCCTAAATTAGCGCGCACTGAAATGAGTGGCCCCGATGGCGCACCACAAGAAATGCACATCACATGGTCGGAACCAACAAAATAGTCTTGCCCTATGCGCCACGCTACGCGTTCATGCCATTCCATAACCGCACAGAACGCTGGGCGTGTTTGGTCGCGCACCGTCGCGCAGGAAAAACCGTCGCTGCAATTAACGACATCATCCGAGCAGCGATTATGAGCAAAGACAAAATGCCGCTGTTTGGTTACGTTGCGCCTTATCGCTCGCAAGCAAAATCCGTTGTTTGGGATTATCTCAAGCATTACGCACAGCCCATTATGGCTGACAGCAACGAAGCGGAACTGACCGTCACAATGGTCAACGGCGCAAAGATTCGTTTGTTTGGCGCTGACAACGCGGACGGCATTCGCGGGCTAGGCTTTTCGGGTGTTTACTTGGATGAATACGGCGATTTCAAACCAAGCGTGTTTGGTAACGTCATTCGACCAGCCCTATCCGATAAGCAGGGTTGGTGCGTGTTTGGCGGTACGCCGAAAGGCAAGAATCAGTTTTGGTCGATCTACTCAACCGCACAACGCAGCAAGGGCGAATGGTTTCACTTGACACTGCCTGCCAGCAAGTCAGGACTGCTACCCGACACCGAATTGGCAGCCGCGCGCGCACAGCTATCCGAAGATCAATATCTGCAAGAATACGAATGCTCATTTGAAGCGGCGATTCTTGGCGCGTTCTACGGAAAGGAACTGCGCGAGGCAGATGACGAAGGTCGCATCACTGCGGTTGAATATCAGTTCGAGTTACCAGTGCATACCGCGTGGGATTTGGGCTACCGCGATGACACGGCGATTTGGTTTTATCAAGTCATCGCAGGCGAAATCCACGTCATTGACTATTTCGCCGTATCAGGCGCAAACATCGCCGAACTTGCCGATGTCATCAAGTCAAAACCCTATAAGTACGGCAAGCACTACCTGCCGCACGACGCAAAAGCAAAGACATTGGCAGCACAAGGCAAATCCATCATCGAACAACTTGCCGAGCATCTCGGCATCTCATCGCTCAAGATCGTGCCCGACCTGTCAGTGCAAGACGGTATTCAAGCCGTGCGGCAGATGTTGCCGCGCGTGTGGTTTGATGCCGACAACTGTCACGAAGGCATCGAGGCGCTGCGTCAATACCAGCGCGAGTACGATGAGGATAAAAAAGCATTTAGACAAACGCCACGCCACGATTGGACATCTCACCCAGCAGACGCTTTCAGGATGCTCGCAATCGCGTGGCGTGCCGAACCAAAAGTCAAAGCACCCGATACAATTCGCCCGCTGATCGTCGGGCCGCAGAACACGGTCACACTGAACGATATGTGGGCAACCACCAAATCACAAAGGAGTAGCAGAATATGAGCGGCGTATCTTATCCATACACTTATGCCTACGAAACCGTTGCAGTATCACAAACCGCGCAGGTTTTGGGCGGCGCAGGCGCAAAGGGCGATTATGTGCATCGCCTGATCGTTGTGGCGGCAAACAACACCGCATCCAACGTCACGCTGATTGACGGATCGACAAGCATCGTTATCACTGGCGCAACCACGCCGGTCGGAACATATTCGCTTGAACTTAACATGGCTGCGGCTACAGGGCCGTGGAAAGTTACGACAGGCAGCGGCGTAACCGTTATTGCTGTTGGCATATTCTCGGCGTAATTATGGATTACGATCCTAAACGTCTTGCAATGGCTTTACAGTACGTTGAAAATCAACAGAGACAGCAAAACCCTATTTTGCGGTTAAATGGTGGTGGTGGAATGGATCAAGGTGTGCTGTCAGGTGGTGGTCGAGCAACATTAGACATACCAATCAACGACAGATTAACCATTAGCCCATATTTTGGTGGTAGTGGTGCAATTGGTTCTGTAAAAACACCTGAAGGTCAATTCAAAATAAAAGATTTGAAACCCGAATTTGGCGTTGGTTTTCGCCAAACTTTTGATTAGGTGATTATTTAATGAATAAGCCGGGGCTGTACGCCAATATCCTAGCCAAGCAGGAGCGGATCAAACACGGTTCGGGCGAGCGTATGCGTAAGCCCGGCGAACCGGGCGCACCAACCGCAAAAGCGTTCCGTGAATCAGCTAAGACTGCAAAGCCGGAGAAAAAATAAATGGAACAACAAAGCACAGGCGTGCAAAAGTGGATGAACGTCATCGCTCAGTACGACGGTGAGTTCAAGAAATGGGAAGCGCGTACACAAAAGATCATCAAGCGTTACCGCGATGATAATCGTTCCCAAAACACCAACGAAACGGCGAAGTTCAA